GCTCGTCCGCGATGTCGAGAAGGAAGGCCAGATCAATCGCGGCGAGCTGTTCTCGCTGCTCCGGCTCGACATCGCGGACGAGCGTTGGAAGCGCGCCATGGACGCGATCCACGACTCGATCCGTGTCACCGGTACCAAGGCCTATGTGCGGTTCTACGAGCGCCCCGACCCGACCGCCGCCTGGCAGTCGGTGACCATCGACCTCGCCGCGGCCTGAGGAGGGGCTCCGTGAACTGGATCACCCGGTCGCTGCCAACTGAGCCCGATGAAGACCCGCCCGAGCCGTCGCGGCTCGGGCCGCTCGAAGCCGAGCGCGCCGCACTCCTCGCCAAGGTCCGCCGTGGCATCCGCTCCCGACGCCAGGAGCAGATCCTTCGCCGGATCGGGGAAATCACCCGCCAGCTGCTCGCCCAGGGAGACGCCGCATGAGCCGCGCCCTCATTGCCAAGGTTCATATCGCCAAGGCCGACCTCGGCCTCGACGACACGGCTTATCGCGCCGTGCTGGCCCGCGTGACGGGCAAGGCCTCGTCGAAAGGCATGAGCGACGGCGAGATGGGCGACGTCCTCGACGAGTTCAAGCGCCTCGGCTGGCAGCCGGCGAGCCCGAGGGCCAAGGCCGGGCGGGCGAGCGGGCCTTATGCGAAGAAAGCGCAGGCCTTGTGGATTGCGGCATGGAACCTCGGCATCGTCCGTTCCAAGGACGACCGGGCGATGATGGCCTTCGTCGCGCGGCAGACCGGACTTAGCCACGCCCGGTTTCTGACGGATGCGGCCGACGCGCGAAAGGCCATCGAGGCCCTCAAGTCGTGGATTGCGCGCGAAGGCGGCGTCGACTGGTCAGTCGGGCCGGCGACACCGATTTATGCGACGCGGCATGGCTATCAGATCGCCACCGCGCAGCTCAGACGGCTCGGGGAGGTTGATCCCGCCGCCGCCGGCTATCGCACCATCGGCGAGTGGATCATTGCCCGTGCCCCGCACCTGCCGGGCCTGCCGTCGCGGCTCTCGACGATGACTGACGCGGCGTGGATCACGGTCATGAATGATCTCGGCGAACGCCTGAGGAAGGCGATGAAGGGCAAGGCCAAGAAGCGGAGGGCGGCATGACCCTCCGGCTATTCGATCGGTGCCTTGAGGATGCCGCTCTTCTCGGCAAGCGCCTTGACGGTGGCGCAATGGACGGCTTTGTGGGAGCCGGTGATGTGCTCTTGCGTGAAGCGGGCGACGGTCATCGCCTCTTCGAGGGCGACCAAGAACCCCTCTGGGATGCCATCGGGGTCGCTGGTGAGGCGCTTAGTCAGGATGTCCTGGTCGAACTCCAAGCCGCAGAACTGCTCGCCGGCGAGGATTTGGGCAAGGTTGCGGATGGCGTCCTTGTCGCGCTCGCTCATGGTCATGGCGGTGCTGGGAACAGTGGCGGCGACGATGACGCATATCGCGGCGAGCAAAGTACGCATGGGGTGGCCCTTCCTGCGGTTGCAAGTTCTCGATCTTATCGCCTCTGCGCCTCGCGTCACCTGTTTTTGACATTTCCCGCAAATCATCCCATCATCGGCGCGCATGGTGAAAAAGACCATGCCGGGTTTAGCAGCCCGTCCGTTGGAGCGCCCGAGACAAGGCGCGCGGTCCCGAAAGGGCCAGCGCCTTTTCCTATGGTCGGGCAGCGTGGGGAGCCGCAAGGCTCGCCGCGTGCTCCACGCGGTCTGCTAACCCATGACTGCCCGGCCACCCGATTAGCAGCGAGTTTCCGGGCGCTAACCAATGGAGCTGAAAATGACCATACCGCAGACCCTCTTCGACCTTTCGGGCGTTTCGGCGCGCATCCATCATCTGCCGGGGCGTCCGCCCTTCATCCTCGACGCCGACATGGCGACGATTTACGGATCATCGACCAAGGCGATCAATCAGGCGGTGAAGCGCAATCCGGACCGGTTTCCGAAGGACTTCTGTTTCAGTCTCACGGAAGGGGAGATTTCGGATTTGCGGTCACAAAATGTGACCACAAACATGTCCCGAGCGCTCGCCAGCGGCTTCACCCACGCCGGCTCGATCGCCCTGTCGGGCGTGCTGAAAACCGAGGTGGCGGCGCGGATGTCGGTCATCATCCATCGCGCCTTCGCGGCGATGGAGGCCAAGGCGCTCAGCGATACCCGCTTCATGGTGCAGAAGCTCCGAAGCGAGACGCTGGTCAAGAAGCCCATCTACGGGCGCATCATGGAGGGCGCGCGCAACGGCTGGACCTTCGAGCAGGTCTGGCGCTCGACCTCCTACACCAAATACCAGCTGGAGACGGCGGTGCGCGAAATGGTGGCGATGGGCATGCTTTCCGCGCCGCTCGCCGGCATGCAGACCGACCTGTTCGCCCATGCCTGATCCTGTCGACCAGATCGAGGACGGGCTGGCGGCGCTCGACTGCGTCTGCGATCTGCTCGTCCAGGCCGACGCCGGCGGCCAGGGGCTCGAATTCGTCGCTCCGGGGCGGCTCAGCGGCCTCATCGAACTCATCGCCGGCCAGATCCGCACCGGCCTTGCCAGCCTCGACCGGCGCGACCGGTGCGACCAGTCCGGGGCGGGCGCCTGACGGCAAGCCCCGCGCCCTCTTTTGCCGGAGGGCGCGGGCATGAGCTGGCCGTTCGCTCCGCTGACGCCCTTCAAGTACGGCGCGATCGTCGCCGATCCGCCCTGGGCCTATGCCATGCGCTCGGACAAGGGCTACGAAAAGAGCCCGGAAGCGCACTACGACACGCTGCCGCTCGACGCGATCAAGGCCCTGCCGGTGCGCGATCTCGCGGCGCCTGATTGCCTCATCGTGCTCTGGTCGACCTGGCCGCATCTGCCCCAGGCGATGGAGGTCATGGCGACCTGGGGTTTCACCTTCAAGACCGGGGGGTCGTGGGTGAAGCGGACCGCGACCGGCAAGACCGCCTTCGGTACCGGCTATCTGCTGCGTTCCGCCTCCGAGCCGTTTCTGATCGGCACCATCGGCAGCCCGAAGATCCGCTCGCGGTCGCAGCGTAACGTCATCGAGACGATCGAAAACTTCCCGAGCATCGTCGACGCTGTGCGCCGGGAGCATTCCCGCAAGCCTGCCGAGATGCGCGACATCGTCGCCGAACGGCTCTTGCCCGACCAATTCGCCTGCGAACTCTTCGCGCGCGAGGCATGGCCCGGGCATGAAGTCTGGGGCAACGAGGCGACCCGCTTCGACGGGGGGGGTCTGGGATGAGGCGCAAGGTTGGCAGGCTCAGGGTTCCGTTCGAAAAGATCTCGGAAATCGCCGCGGCTGCGGTCGCCGACGGAGAGATCGTCTTCGACGTGTCTGCGATGGACCTCAGCCGAAAGTCTGCCTGCTACCGTCGCAAGAACGGATCGCTGACCGTTTGCCTGATCTGGGTCGGCAAGGGAAGCACGAGGGTCACCTGTACGCTGAGGGGGTGGCGGCCATGACGAGCGCCTCCTTCGAAGGCCTGCCCGGCATCCTTGCCGAGATCGCCGAGGCCGCCGGCCTCGAAGCGGCGATACGCATGGCCGAGGTGAAGGGCGGTCGCTCGGTCTACATCCCGGCGAAGGTCTCCGATCGGCACTGGCTCGCGGTAGCCCTCGGCCGCGAAGCCGCGGACAAGGTGTGCCGGCACTTCTCGGTCAATGGCGGCGGCGTGCGACTGCTCATCCCGCTCGGGCCGGCGGCGACGATGAAGGCGGCGCGGCGGCGCCTCGCCAAGGCACTCGAAGAGGGCGCGACGACGACCGAGGCCGTCAGCCGCTCAGGGCTGCACGAGCGCACCGTCTACCGCGCCCGGGCGCGGCGGCGTGATGACAGCCAAGGCCGTTTGTTCTAGAGTTTTCGAGCCGCCACGGCGCCCCTCCTGACAGCTGTCAGCCTCATTTCGGGAAACCCCATCGGGCACCGTTCGAACACGCTTTGATTGTTGTTCGAACGAGGCCTTGCCATGTCCATCATCGACCAGCTGGAAGCCGGCGGAGGCAAGCGCGGCCGCGGCGGCATCGTCGCCAGGGCGGCGGCGCGCATCGGCTGCGACCCGCTCTATCTCCAGGCGATCCTCAATGTCGAATCCGGCGGCGACGCCTTCGACAAGAAGGGCCGGCTGATCATCCTGCCGGAAAAGCATGTCTTCTGGCGCGAGCTGCCTGCTGCCCTGCGTGCCAAGGCACGGGCGCTCGGCCTCGCAACGCCGAAGTGGGCGCGGTCGAACTATGCCGGCCTCGGCGGCAAGGGATCCGACAGGCGCTGGACCCGGCTGCGCCGGATGGTCGAGCTGCACGAGACGGCGGCGCTCATGTCGGCGAGCTACGGCAAGCCGCAGATCATGGGCTTCAACCACAAGCTCGCCGGCTATTCCAGCGTCACCGAATTCGTTCTGGCGCTCGCCGAGAACAGCGACGCCCACGACGTGGCCTTCATCGCGTTCCTCGAAGCTGTCGGCCTCGCCGACGAACTGCGCGCCAAGGACAGCCCGGCGATCGCCCGGCGCTACAACGGCTCCGGCCAGGTCGCCCGTTATGCCGGCATGATCGATGCCGAATATCGCAAGCTCCTGGCGCGGTCGGAAAAGCGGGCCGTCCGCAAGGGTGACCTCCCGACCGTCACGACGGTGGTGGGCGTGCCGGGGCGTTCGGCGATGCTCCGCCTCGGCTCCGAGGGCTACAAGGTCAAGGCGCTGCAGGAGCGGCTCGTCGCCCTCGGCTATCACGTCGTCGTCGATGGCGACTTCGGCCCGGCGACCCGCCGCGCCGTCGTCGCCTTTCAGGCCGACCACGGCCTCGCTGTCGACGGCATCGTCGGCCCCGAGACCGAGGCGCTGCTCGACAAGGCAGTCCCGATCAACGACCAGCCCGGCAACAGCCGCGACGGGCTGACGGTCGCGGATCTCCGCAATCGGGGGTCGCAGACGATCAAGCAGGCGGATCGCCTGACGATCGGCGGCGTCGTCGCGCTCCTTTTCGGCTCGGTCGGCGAGGCCGGCTCGATCAAGGACGCCGGCTGGCTCTCCTTCGCCACCGACGCTCTCGGCAAGGTCAAGGATTTCGCCGCGCCGGCGCTCGATCTCGTCGGCGCGCATCCCGGTCTTGCCGTGGCGATCGCCGCCGCCGGCGTCGTCTATGTCGCCTGGCGGATCAAGGGTCGGCGCCTCAGCGACGCCAGGGAATGGAGGCACGTCGGATGAGTGACGCGGCTCCCTGGGTCGAGCTGGCAAGGATCGTCGTCTTCGGGGCGATCATCATCGTTTTCATTCTGAAGGCCTGAACATGACCGGCAAGGACTGGGCGGACATCTTCTTCGGCTTGCTCGTCGCGGGCTTCATCATCGGCACGATCGCCGCGCTGAAAGGGTGGTGGTGATGATCTCAGGCCTACTCGCGACCCTGCTGCGCTGGCTCTCGGGCGGCATGCTGACCCGCGTCCTCGATCACCTGGAGCGCCGCGCCGACGCCGAGACCGAGCGGCAGCGGCTCCAGACCGACGTCGCGATCGAGACGATCCGCGCCGAGGTCACGGCGCGGCGGGCGGCGGCCGACATCGTCATTGCCGAGCAGGGCTGGTGGGTGACAGCGCTCATCCGTCCGGCTTTCGCCTGGCCCCTCGCCATCTGGTGGGGCGCCGTCATTGCCGACAGTCTTTTCCAGTTCGAGTGGAACGTCGCCGCCCTGCCGGCGCCGCTCGACGAATGGTCGGGCTGGATCATCGGCGCCTATTTCGTCACGCGGCCCTTCGAGAAGGTCGCTCGCGGGTATCTCGCAAGGGGGCGCTCGTGATCGACAGCGCGACCATCTGGGACCTCGTCGAGGCCGGCGGCAAGCTGATCGCGCCTGCCGGCATCGTCGGCGCCGCCATCTACGCGGTGCTGCGTTGGCGCCTTTCAGAGGACTTCGCCAAGAAGGACGATCTGAAGGCCGCGATCGACGGGATCGGCAAGAGGCTCGATCGGGTTGACGGCGATATCGAGAAAAACGGCGAGGCAATGCGCGGTGTCGAGCGCAGACTCGCCGCCATGCCCGGCCATGAAGATATCCGCGAGATGTTCCGCCGGCTCGCCGGCGTCGAGGCATCGCTGAGCGGCACCGTCGCGCGGATCGAAGGTGTCAGTGCCTTGCTCGCCAACGTCGCTCACCAGGTCAGCCTGCTGACGCAGAACGAACTGGACGGGGAAAAACGAAAATGAGCATGTCCGAGATCATCGCGGCCGACGTCCGGCTCATCATCCTCAAGGCGCTCGCCGCCGAGGTCGACTACACCCTCAACGAGACGCTGCTTGCCGCCGAGATGGAGCGCTTCGGTCACCGCAAGAGCCGCGACTACGTCCGCAACGAGCTGCGCTTCCTCGAAGGCGAGGCCCGCGCCGTCACGCTGACCGAAGCCGGCACGGTGTTGATCGCGACCATCACCCGGCGCGGCCTCGACCACGTCGAGCGGCGGGTCGTCCTCGAAGGCGTCAAGCGGCCGTCGCCGCCGGAGGCGTGACGATGGCAGAAAACCGGGAGGGCCGCGGCCGGCTATCGTCGATCGACCTTCTGCCCGAGGAGGCCGGGGATGACATCATCTGGGCGCTTTCCGAACTCAACAAGCGGGAGCGCACCCAGGCCGATATCCTCTTCGAGCTGAACGATCGCCTCGCCGTCAAGGGGCTCGGGCCGATCAGCAAGTCGGCCTTCAATCGCCAGTCGATGAAGATGGCCGCCCGGGCGCGGCGCATCGCCGAGCGCCAGACGGTCTATGCCGGCATCGCCGAGCAGCTGACGCCGGATTCGGTCTCCGCGACCGACCGCGTGCTCGGCGAGTTCCTGAAGACCCTGATCGACGAGCTGATCGACGATCCGACCATCGGCGCCCGCCAGGCGATGGAACTGGCGCGCGCCTTCCAGGCGACGGTGTCGGCCCTCAAGACCAGCAGCGAGCACAAGGCCGCGCTGATGAAGGAGGCGGGCAAGAAGACCGAAGCCGCGGTCAACGCCGTCGCCGATGCCGCGGCCGCGGACGGCCGCTCGATCTCGGCCGAGGAGATCCTGCAAAAGATCCGCGAGGTCTACGGGATTGGGTCATGACGACGCTGCTCTATCCCTACCAGCGGCAATGGATCGCCGACCAGGCCCGGTTCAAGATCGGCATGTTCGCCCGTCAGACCGGCAAGACGTTCACGACGACGCTCGAACTCGTCGACCATTGCTTCCAGGCAGCTGCCCATGGGCGGCGCGTGCGCTGGGTGATCCTCAGTCGCGGCGAGCGCCAGGCCAAGGAAGCGATGGACGAGGGCGTGAAGCGTCATGCACAAGCCTATAACCTCGTCTTTGACATCGAGGAATTCGAGTGGGAGGGCGGCAGCGGCGCCAGGTACAAGGCGCTCGAAGCCACGCTGCCGCACGGCTCGAAGATCACGGCGCTGCCGGCCAATCCGGACACGGCGCGCGGCTTCTCGGCCAACGTCTTCCTCGACGAGTTCGCCTTCCACAAGGACAGCCGGGCCATCTGGAAGGCGCTCTTTCCGGTGATCTCGGCCGGCCACCGCTTGCGCATCACCTCGACGCCGAACGGCAAGGACAACAAGTTCTACGAGCTGATGACGGCGGCCGATACGACCTGGTCCCGCCATGTGGTCGACATCTACCGGGCCGTCGCCGACGGCCTGCCGCGCGACATCGAGGAGCTGAGGGCCGGTCTTGCCGACGACGACGCCTGGGCACAGGAATACGAACTCAAATGGCTCGACGAGGCGAGCGCCTGGCTTTCCTACGACCTCATCACCTCGGTCGAGCACCCGGACGCTGGCGACCCGTCGAAGTACCAGGGCGGCTATTGCTTCGTCGGCCGCGACATCGGCCGGCGCAACGACCTTCACGCCATCTGGGTCTGGGAGAAGGTCGGCGACGTCCTCTGGCAGCGCGAGCTGATCGAGCAGAAGCGCGCGACCTTCGCGGCGATGGACGAGGCCTTCGACGACGTCATGCGGCGCTACAAGGTGGCCCGCGCCTGCATCGACCAGACCGGCATGGGCGAGAAGGTCGTCGAGGACGCGCAGCGGCGCTACGGCTCGGTGATCGAGGGCGTGATCTTCACCGGGCCGGCAAAGCTCGTCATGGCGACGCGCGGCAAGGAGCGGTTCGAGGATAGGACGGTGCGCATCAAGGAAGGCGACCCGGCCCTTCGCGCCGACCTCCACAAGCTCCGCAAGGTTGCCTCGGCGACCGGGGCACCGCGATTCGTCGCCGACCGCGACGACGACCACGCCGACCGCACCTGGGCCGCCTTCCTCGGCATCCACGCCGCCGGCGACGGGCCTACCGAATACGGCTACACGCCGGCCTATCGCGACGAAGACGAAAGCACCTTCGACGACGAGGCGGGCGCTGGCAGTCGCGGCCTCGATCCCCACCGCATAACCGGAGGCCTCTGGTGATGGCGAAGTCTTCCATTCTCGGCCCCGACGGCCGGCCGATCGAAATCAAGACCCTCACCACCGAACAGGCGACCCCGACGGTGACCGGCGTCCGTCAGGTGGCGACCGAAGCGATCGCCTCCGGCCTCGACCCGTTCCGGCTGGCGACGATCCTGAAGCGCGCCGCCGAGGGCGAGGCCGGCGACTTCCTCACCCTTGCCGAGGAAATGGAGGAGCGGGATCTCCACTACGCCGCCGTGCTCGGCACCCGCAAGCGGGCACTGACCGGCATCGAGCCGATCATCGTCGCGGCGAGCGACGAGCCCGCGCATGTCGCCCAGGCCGACGCGACGCGCCGCCTCGTCGAGGATCCGCGCTTCGCCGCCATGCTCGACGACCTCCTCGATGGACTCGGCAAGGGCTATGCCGCGGTTGAGACACTGTGGGAGCGGGGCGACGTCTGGCGGCCGCGCGACTACATCCACCGCGACCCGCGCTTTTTCCGCTTCGACAAGACCGGCCGCGAGCTGCGGTTGAAAAGCGACCACGAGCGCGAGGGGCTGCCGCTCGCCCCTTACGCCTTCATCACCCATGTGCCGAAGCTGAAGTCGGGGCTGCCGATCCGCGGCGGCCTTGCCCGTCTCGCCGCCTGGGCCTTCGTGCTGAAGGCCTTCACGCTGAAGGATTGGGCGGCCTTCCTCGAAGTCTTCGGCATGCCGCTGCGCGTCGGCAAGTACGGGCGCGAGGCCGGGCCGGAAGAAAAGCGGGTGCTGCTCCGGGCGGTGCGAGACCTCGGCACCGATGCCGCCGCGATCATCCCCGAGGGCATGTCGATCGAATTCATCGAGGCGAAGGGCGGCCAGGGCAACGCGGTCTTCGGCGCGATGGCCGAATATCTCGACGCCCAGGTCTCGAAGGGCGTGCTCGGCCAGACGATGACCACCGACGACGGCTCGTCGCTCGCCCAGGCCGCGATCCACGAGAACGTCCGCATCGACATCCTGCGCTCGGATGCCCGCCAGCTGGCGGCGACCATCAACCGCGACCTCATCGAGCCCTTCGTCGCCTTCAACTTCGGCCCGCAGGCGGACTATCCGCGCTTCGAGATCCCGGTCACCGAGCCCGAGGACATCAAGACCCTTTCCGAAGTCCTCGACAAGCTCGTGCCGCTCGGCCTCGAAGTGCAGATGAGCGAGGTCCGCGACCGCCTCGGCTTTGCCGAACCGGACGAGGGCGCCTTGCTGCTCGGCGCGAAGGCGCCGGCGCCAAAGGACCCACCTGCACCACAAGGACCGAAGACGCCGCAGGATCCGAACGCCCCGGAGGCCCCGGCACCCGATCCTGAGGATCCGCCCGCAACGGAGAAGGCGGCCGCAAGTCCTTCGGTCTGTTCGTCCTGTGGTGGCGTACATCTCGGTGCGGCCGGCGAACCTGGCTTCGAGACTGACCGCCTCGTCGAGGACGAGCTGGGCGACTGGGAACAGGTGATGGATCCGATGCTGGCGCCGATCCGCACCGCCCTTGCCAGGGCCGGGAGCTATGACGACTTCCTCGCCGCCCTCGACGAGGTCGGCGCGGATCTCGACGACGGGCCGCTCGCCGAGCGTCTCGCGGTCCTCGGCATGAAGGCTCGCGGCCTCGGCGATACCGGCGAGCGCTGAGGGATCCACCATGGCCGGCGTCGACAAGGCATCGAAGCTCTTTGAAACGGCGCCCGAAGAGGTCGTCCGCTACTTCGACGAACGGCGGTCTCTCCCGAGCTTCGACTGGCGCGACGTCGCGCCGAGCGAACACGCCCTCGGCTTCACCGTCGCCAAGACGGCCGGCTATGACGTGCTCGGCGACCTCCGGGCGGCAACGCGCCAGGCTGTCGTCGACCGGATCCCGTTCGAGAAATTCCGCGATGAACTCGAGCCGACGCTGATCGCCAAGGGCTGGTGGGGCAAAAAGTCGGCGATCGACCCAAAGACCGGCGAGACGGTCACCGTCCAGCTCGGCAGCCCGCGGCGGCTCCGGACCATCTATTGGGCGAACACCCGCTCGGCCCATGCCGCCGGCGAATGGGAGCGGACCGAGCGGACCAAGGCCTTCCTGCCGTTCCTCCTCTACACGCTGTCGACGGCCGAGCACAAACGGCCGCTCCATGCCGAATGGGCGAGGAAGCCGGTGGTGTTGCCGGTCGACGATCCCTGGTGGAACAGCCACTATCCTCCGAACGGCTGGCTCTGCCAGTGCGGGGTGCGCCAGATTACGCGGCGCGAGGCGGTGGCGCGGGGCTACACCCCCGAGACGGTGGCGCCGGCTCTCGACGAACGGCCCTGGCTCAACAAGCGCACCGGCGAGGTTGAGATGGTGCCGAACGGCATCGACCCGGGCTGGGCGACCAACCCGGGCAAGCGGCGGGCAAGGAATGTTGCCGACCATCTCGCCGGCCGCCTCGACGCGATGGACGAAGACGCCCGGCG